AAAAGCGTCGTGCCAGTTTTAGTTTTTTAACTCCTGATGCACCTATACCGAACAGCAAACCCGGCACAACACAAGCTCAAATGCCGGGACCAGTTGGCGGCGTACCTAGAGCTAGGGGCAGAAAATCGATTAACTACACCATCGGCAACCGGATGGAGTACAGAAACATTGCTATGGACTTAGTTCCAGGTCGTGTCGAGGACGGTAAACGCAATACCGCACCACAAGACTGGTACATCTTGTATGTAGAAGGTGGTTTGCTGAGAAAGCGTCTTCAGCAAAGCACAAACAGAGTTGCCAACCTCCCCAAAATCAAAGGCTTTAACGGCGGAAACCTCGGTGATGTCCGCGGACAGCTTGGAGACGCTCTCGAATAATGACCCTCCAAAACATCCGCCACTACTACGAGCAACCCATCATTGACTGGTGCGCCACAAATGCAGTGGAGCTTCGAGTTGACAATATGGTTGAGCCAGGAGGTGATGCGTCAGATGAGTTTCTGGTCACACGATTCAACTTTGGTCAGTTCACCGAACAAACGCTGTGCGGTGCCATCGAGAATGTGCGTGGATCGCTGATTGTCGAGTTCTTCAGCCCGAAGGGCACTGGCCCAGCTCGCGCTCAAACAGTGATGCTTGGCGTGATGAGCGAGCTTATTGGCCTCACCGACAGACCCATAACCAGGGATGCAAACGGCGTGCTTGGAACGCTTGGGCCAATCACGGGTCCATTGTTCACGGCGCTGGACGATCGGCCGTATTTCTTCGCCACGATGAGTGCTCCGGTGCTGGCCAGCGTGGGCCAGCCACCTATAGACATCGATTTAACTAGAAGATTGGAAGCACTTGAGGCAACTCACGACATACGCGGTGGCCATGATTCAGGCAATTATCCGTCTGAGGTGGTGAGGACACCCCGAGGACCAATTGAAGACTTTGATCGGCGTTTAAGCGCACTGGAATCAAACCACAAGAATGGCGGCCATGATTCAGGCAATTACCCCACTGTTAAACGAGATGTCGCCCCAAACCTTGTTGATACTTTTGACGCTCGCTTAACAGTTTTGGAATTAAATCATGACGCAGACCGTGGCCACAACTCAGGCATCTTTTAGACTGGTGCGGTAGGCAGTGCCTATCGCCTAGGAGCCCCCGCCTAGCAAACGCCCCCAAATCCAATGTTTTCTAGGAGGCCACATGCCCGTCGCATGTAGCACCTCGGCCCTAACCGGGCAAGAGGGCTCGATCTTTTTCAAGCCAGCGGGAACCAAGTTCTGCCTGCTGGACTACACCGATTTCCCTTCTGGTGACGACATCATCGTCCCAGCGGAAAACGACTACCGCGTTGGCGATGCAGTTGCTTTTTATGAGGAGGGCACTGCCGACCTCGACACCAAACTTACTGCGTCGACAAGAGACCCTGTAAGCATTACGCCTTACTACATCGTTGCTATTGACGCTACAAACACCAAGATTCAGGTGGCTGCAGCAAGCGGCGGTGATCCCATCACCCTTGACGGTGACGGTGGGACGGGTACTGCGGACACTGCTGGTGATGCAAACCACATCAGAATTGAACCGGCTGAGTTTGCAGTTGTCTGCCAGGTCCGTGAATTTTCGGTTGAGATTTCACGCGAGGAACTCGATGTAACCACTTTGCCTTGCGACCCGTGTGGTTCTGGCGGTGGTGGCAAGTACGCCCAGTTCCGCAAAACCCAATCCGGCTATGCCTCTGGAACGGGAAGCATGACCGTCTATTTCACAGACGATCAAACCAGCCTTGCAAACCGCCTTTTGGCCAATGTGATGCTGCGCTCTCAAGAAGGCGCTCAAGTCAAACTCTATGTGAACACTGAATGTTCGGGTGGGGTAGTTGTTGACGCTGATTCGATCTACATCGAATCGGGCATCAGCATCACTTCCATGAGCTTGTCTGTCAACCCAGACGATGCAACCAGTGCTGAGCTGAGCTTCACAATCAACAACCCTAAGCACATCCTTACCACCGACATCACCTAAGCTGTTGGTGCCAATGTTCGAAGCCCCGTCTGCCGTCGGGGCTTTTTTATTGACACGCTAGAGTTGAAATGTACTAGAGGTCATGTATGCCTGCGTCTTCCAGATTCATTGATCGACTGCGTAAAGCCGCGAGATTGGAGCCAGTCAAGAAGGAAATTATGCTTGCGTCGGGCGAAGAGGTTGTGATGTACGTCACGCCCTTGACCGCGGCCGAGCGTGACCGCGCCCGCAAGAACGCCCGTTCCGACGACGCCAACGCTTTTGCTCTACAGCTGCTGATCAACAAAGCAAAGGATGAGAATGGGTCGCCATTGTTCGCTCCAGGCGATGTAGCAGCGCTTCGCAATGAGGTGAGGGATTCCGACCTGCAATCTTTGATGCTTGCCGTACTTGGTGGAGATGAGGATGAGGAGGAAGACTCTGACATGAAAAGCACTGCAGAGTGACCTGAGTAAGGACAACTGGCTTTTGCTGTGCATGGGAGTGGCGAAGGAACTCGGAATGAGCCTTCGCCGCTTGCAGGAGGAAGTCACCGAGGAAGAGCTTCTGCTGTGGAGCGCTTACTTCGGCCACCTGAATGCAGAGCAAGACAAGGCGATGAAGAAAGCCAAAAGAGGCCGCCGCTAGACTTTCAGTAGTGAAGCGTCCTCTTTGTGGCAAGTTTTGACGCCAATATCGATCTAGAGGTAGTTGTTCGCAGCAAACAACTAGACAAGCTTGAGAAAAGACTAGAAAAAATAAATAAATTCACCCTCAGCGGCGCAGGGAATAAAGAATACTTTGATACTAAAAACGCTATTGCATATAACCAACAGCTCGATGGCATCCTAGAAAGACTAGCAAAAATTGCAAAGTTTGATAATCAATTTGCAGGGAGAAGAGTAGGGCCGCAAAGAGGAAACGCTAATCAATACCCAGGTGAAATTGGTCCTGGTCAAGCCAGTCAAGTAGCACTACAAAGCAAGGTAGAAGTAAAGATTAATAGAGAGCTGGAACGAAGAAGGAAACTGCGAGAAGAGGAAGAAGCAAATCAAAGACAAATAGCGCAAGCAGCAAAAGATACACAACAAATTCAGTCAGCTCTCAATAAATTGGATGAGCGTGGTGTATCAGCATTAGAGGAAAAGTTAAACGTACAGAGACGCATAACTAATCAACTAAAACTGCAAGAACAAGCTGCTAAGCGTGCTCAGCTGCAAGGGCAATCTATAAGAATACCCCGACCTCTTAGAACAGCGGGGAGCATGGGTTTCCCTGTTGCTCTGCCTGAAACTAAACAGGATAGAAAGTTAAGAGCAGCAGCCGAGCAAAAAGCTGCACTAGAAGCTCAAAAGCAAAGATTAAAAGTAGCCAGTAAGATAAATTTTGCAACACAGTTTGAGCTTCAACTTGCTCAAAAGCTAGTAGGTGTAGAAAAGCTGATAACAAAAGAACAGAAAAATCAGATAAGCGCAGGTCAATCACTTCAGCGCCAAAAGGATAGAGCACTAAAAACAGCAGAACGTGAAGCTAAAGCTGCTGAAAAAACAGCCAAGGTCAAAAGAAGAAGAGGTCTGCAATCAGCAGCACTTGGCGTTGGTTTCCCGCTTTTGTTTGGCGGTGGAGCGGGCTCTATTGCAGGTGGATTGCTAGGTAGTCCAGGCGGCTTCGGCGGTCAAATTCTTGGTAGTGCTTTTGGCCAACAAATTGACCTGTTTATTCAAGGAGTAAATGAACTCGGCAGCGCTTTAACCGCTACAAGCTTAGATATTGAGAAAGTTACTAAAGCAGCAGGCGAGGTAAGCACAGAAGCGCAAACGCTAATAGAGGAGACAAAAGAAGTTGCCGGAGCGGAAGAAGCTGCAGCAGCAGCAGCTCGTTTACTTGCTGTTCAGGTAGGTCAGGACGGTGTTACAGCTCTTCAAAACTTTGCTGGTGCAAACAAAGAACTTGAGTCAGCTGTAGCTGTACTTAATAGTGAATTTTCTGTACTTGCTGCAACGCTACTTGGTCCTGTTTTACGCGGTGTGGCATCTTTAGTTGAAAGAGCCAATTTAGCTTCTCAAACTAGCCGCATACTGCGAGAAGGCGGTCCAGATGCTGATCGTGTTAGGGCTGCGCGTCAAACAGCTATAGATGCTGGGGGCAACGCAGATGCTGCGACAGTAGCTGGCCAAGCCGAGGCAGCAAAAATACTGGCAGAACGCCGTCAAGAAGTTCTAAATACAACTAGAGATCTAAATTTAGAAAGTAGTAACGCGCTGGAATTAGCACAAAAAGAAAATGAAATTTTAAGCCTAAAAGGAGGTTTACTTAACGATAATGTTTTTCTGAAAAAGAAAGAGCTTATAGAATTAAAATTTGAAGGCAAACTAAGTAAAGAAAATTTAACAGATTTAGAAAAGAAAATAATTAAGCAAGAAAGAATAAACGAGCTTAAAGCGTTAGAGAACGCTAGGGATGAAGAAAGAGACAGAGACGCAAGGGATAGAGCCGGAGAAGCGCAACGTGAACTTGAGCGCCAGCAACGTGAACAAGAACGTCTTATCCGTGAGCAAGAAGCTGCTCAGCTAAGATTCAATGCAGCCAACCTTAAAGCATTTGATCTAGACGCAGAAGTAACTGAATTAACTGAGGGTAGAGTTGCCGCTATAGACAAAGAAATTGATGCTTTAGGTTCAAGAAGAAATATCATATTTAACACAATAGAGCTTTCAGAAAAGAATGTAGGAGTACAAAACAAATTAAAACAAAATGCTCAAGCGAGTCTTCAAATTGAGCAAAGAAGGTTAGAAATCGAAAAAGCAAGGATAGAACTTGCCGAAAAGGAAGAATTAAACACTATTAAAAACAGTGGAGAAGATTTTAGAAGAGGTATAGCAAATGAGGGAGCTGCTATTGCGTTAAATTTAAACGATCCTTTTGGCACATCCCAAGAGATTGAGGAGCAGTTACTAGCACTTGACCAGCTGGAACGTCGCACAGCTTCTTTGCTCCCGCTTGAGCGTGAGCGGAACAAATTAGTTCAAGATGGGATAGCTTTAGCAGAGCTTGAATCAGAAAAAGCTAAAAAAGCTAGGACTAATCGAGTAAACCAACTTGACGCAGAGATACAAGCAAGCAGTCAAGCACTATTAAATCTAGAGCAACTAGAACTTGCTCAATCTCGCTACAACCGAGTGCTTGAGGCAGCACAGCCATTTGCTGAAGCTTTTGCAACTAGCTTGACGCAGGGCTTGCGTGATGTTGTCGCTGGAACGAGGACGGCTGAGGAGGCATTTGCCGATTTCTTGAACAACATCGCCAATCTCTTGATTCAAACTGCCGCGACGATGATTGCCCAGTTCATCGCGATCGGTATCGCTAAGAGGTTTGCTGGTATGGGGGGTACTGAAACACCTGGCAGCGGTGGTATTACTGGCGGCAGCGGCAGTATTGGGGGCTTGTTCGGTTTAAGGGCAGCTGGTGGATCTGTCTCTGCGGGAAGCCCTTACATCGTCGGGGAATCGGGTAGCGAGCTATTTATTCCGAATGTCTCTGGCCGCGTCATTCCAAACGACGACTACGAAGCAGCTCGGGCAGTCCTTAATCAAAATGTCAACGGCGAGGGCGCGGTCTCCGAGCAGGAGGCAATGGCCGATAGCCGCAACTACGTCACCAACAACAGCTACAGCAGCAGCCAAGCCTTCAGCGAAAGTCAGGCAGCCCTGGCCACCAGCACATCATCGACCGAGCGGATCTTCGACAAGCAGATGCTGGAGCGTCAGTTCAGCAACCCTGCTCCAATCAGACTGGATGTGGAGACCACTGTGATTAATGGGATTGAGTATTTGACCGTTGAGCAAGGCGAAGCAATGACTGCAGCCGCGGTGCAGCAGGCTAAAGGCCAGGTGTTCAGTGACCTGA